AAAGAAACCGGTAAGTTCTAGCGGGTCGTCGTCTACCTTGAGGAAATTTTCCTTGTAGCTTTTGGAAATATAGCGAACCTTGCGCCCGCCGTCCTTGTCCCATATTTGATAAATAACTGCCGTTTTGCGCTGACCCTGCTTATCGTCGTCGTCATCTTTGTCGTTGTCGTCTCCGCTCTCGTTCTTGTCTGAATCTGAGCCGTCATTATCCAGCATATAATCAATTTTCTCGGCCATCTCTTCGCCAAAAAGTCTTACCGCTTCTTCTTTGTCGATGTTTTCCTCAAATGCAATCCAAGGCATTCTGGACCATTTGGTCGCAAAACCGAATAGAACGCGGTCCCAAGGCTTTGAATCGACACAAACCAGCTCGGAACTTTTCATGTCGTCGTTGACTTCGGCATCATATTTAATGCCGGTTACGCCGCGCCCTGGAAGCAGGGCATGGGCTACGGCGGCATTCATGCCGTCATCAAAAGTCTCGTAGCCGTCCACATTGGTGTCGAGCAGAAACTCCAGTACGCGCTCCGATGCTTCGGACGCGGCTTTTCCTAGTGGATCCTCGTCTTTAAATCGACGTTGAACAACAGGTGAGGGAACTTGAGAATAGAGCGCGGGGATTAGGGTATCAGTGTTTGAAAACAAGATATTGAATTGAACTTTTTCATCGTCGGAGCAGGCATAAATCTTATTGATGCGGTCGCCGTCCTCACGGAACGCCTTCTCGCGCTTCTTGGCCGCTTCGATTTCAAGGAACCATGTCTTTATTTCGTCGTTCTGGCTGTAGTCGTCAATTTCGTTCACGTTTTTCCCTCATACGCTTAAAATGCTGCGCTGTCAATTTTCCCATAGTTATACTCTGTATGCTATTGTTTTTCAACTGTTGCTCAGTTGTTTGGAATTGAACGATTTTACGCGCATACGGGCGTGACATACAAGAATATCGCCACTCATCTGCGCAGTTTGCGACAATAAGCCCGCCTTCAATAGCAAAATGGCCTGTACTTGGGACAGTAATGCAATAAACATCACGTTTTTCTTGAACTCGCTCTACGCTTACGCAGCGCACGCGCTCTACAGTTTTGTCCACAATATTTACTTTGAGACAGCCTTGCAACACACGCAAGATATTCATTCCCGCATTCATGACAAATGGCAGTCGTCTTTTTATCCATGACGGGACGAATATGCTTTTCATAGTGTTCTCTATGCCACTTTTTGCCTTCTTTTGATCCGTGCCACTTTGCCGCTGCTGTTCTGGCCTTATCGATTGATTCAGCGCCTCTTGATCCTGACTCAATTCCGTGCTTTTCTGATAGGTGCGCCAGAGCTGAAACGCATTCAAGATTCGATAAAGCGTTATTTTGTGCATTGCCGTCGATATGATGGATATGAAATCCTTCAGGTATCTTTCCGTTATAGAATGACCATATTTCCCGGTGTAGTCGTGTTCCTTTTTGTTGGAAATAACGTCCACATTTATAGAATCTGACTCCATTAAATTCTTGTATTGTTTCGCTAATAATAGTGGGTTGCATAAAACATTCTCGTTTAAAAGATGTTTAGCATAACGCCATTCGCGTTGACCTACAAGAAATTTATGGTCTGGAGTACAAATTACTTCTCGTCCGTTATTAAATCTAAGCTTAATAACATCGGCCTGTTTTTTTACTAATCTTGCTGACCTGTAATCGCGAATCCCATGCAGCGTCCACACCCTGCCGCATTCGCTTAATTGCTCAATGGGAATTAATCCATTATCGGTTTCAACTAATGTACCGGCTGAAAAACAATGGTCCTCCTGGTCGGTGTCTAAATCCTCCAGTTTGTCCGTATCATGTTGCAGAATCGGTATCGTGCGAATTGAGTCAAGGCAGTTATTGAAACAGACAATCATTGGTCTATCGGCCTCCTCGCCTATTAACCGCGCCCGCATTTGATCCCATCCGCCCATTGCCCCGCGCCGAGGTACGCGGGCATTATCGGCACGGCGGAACTTTACGCCGAGCCGGTGCAACCGCTCTGCAATGCTTGGGCCGCCGTCCTCGCTGAATGCTGCGGGGTCCATAATGCCGGGTCCGAGCTCAATGCCTTTCGACCGGCTCAAGATGCCCTCTCCGACTTCTTCCGCTGTCAGCTTTAAGCCCGTATTGAATAACGGCTGCTTATGCTCGTTGTATTTCATGCCGTACCATTCCTTAAACCGAACCAAACAGCCACGCGGCAATGTCAGCCCCTCCTCGGTACGGTAATCGTCGCCGACAATAGCCCACCAGCCGAACGAGAACGGCCTGGCGCTGCCCCAGTCTCCGCTAATGTATTTGTGCCAATACGGTGGAATTTCGAACGGACGGATAACATGCCGTGACATAGACCAGCAATCAAAGAACGCGCCGGCAACGATATTCCAGTCGCCTTCTAGCCACGCTTTACGCAGCGCCTCGTTGCCGTTGGTCGCGGCAATGATGCGGCCAATGTAATTAGGGTCTGAGTCGAGCAAGATGCGGTTGTCATGAGTACGTGACGGGATGAACATGCGTGAAAAACCGGACTCCGGGTCAATAAACTCAGTCATCGGCAAAGCGCCGTTGTCGATGTAACGGGATTTAACCCAACCATGCCCGACGCCCCCGGGGTTGCCGGTCGCACGAACGGAGCACGGAACGCCGTGGGCGTTCCGAAGGCATGAGAACATCTTAATCATGCCGTTGGGCGTTGGGTATTCGGTTACTTCGTCGAAGGATTGGTGGGAATATTGGTGTCCGTGATAACGGCCATAATCGCGCTCGTGTTCGATATAGCGCATCTTTACCGTTGCGCCGTTCGGCCAGTACCAGCAATTTGTAAATGGATAGTCGGCGCTGGCGGCTGTTTTATATACTGCGCCGGTCTGTGGAAACAGTTCAAGCGCCCGGCCTTGCAGCTCTTCCAGTTCGGCATAAGTCTTGCGAAACATGATGCCGCGCGACTTGCCTTCATACCGAAGCGCCGCATCCTCCTGGTAGCCGAGCTGAAAATCGGACTTACCGCCGCCGCGCTCGCCGCCGTAGAACACTTCATCAACGAATCGGGCTGAAAATGCTGCTGCCTGCGCTCCGGGTTGGGGTTGCCACATGGGTTATTTTTTTATGCTAAATTACTTCGCCCAACGCCTTTTCTGCCCTGCGCTTCTGTTCGCAAACTCTCGCGCCTTCCGTTCGGCAATCACTTGAGGGTCTTTGCATCCTTTGTCTGGTGAACACCAGACGTATATACCATCATAATATGATTGTACAACACAATCTTTAGCTAGCCGTTGTTTCTTGCAACAATCCGTGTAAATAAGCGTATCAGGTTCAACTCCAATTTTAATAGGCTGTCCGCTATGATTGTCTGTCCAGCCTGTAGCGGGCTGCATTTTTTCAGTGTAAATGTGCATTATTCACCTGTTTTATTTTGTATGCTAAACGCATTCGCCCACTGTTCCGGCGTCAATGCCGGCGCTATATTGAATTTAATTGGATTCTCGTTATCGCCTGATAGCTTTACGTCTTTAGGCAGAACGCGCCCAATAAGACTCATAAACGCCGCTGGATTCTCAATCGCCTGTTTAGCCAGGTACTCGCGCCCGCCTGCATCATCCAACGCGCCTAAGATAATGTCGCGCAGTTTTGCGGTGTCGCCGTTGGTTACGCCTTTCTTGCGTCCTGATCCCGGTGTTCTTTGCCCTTTCGTCGGTCTTGGCATGATTCTTTCCTATCTAATCCTGTTTCTGGATTGATTATAAACTTAAGTGCTCTTTTATCTCTATTACAGTATATCACATAAATATAAAATATCAATATTTATCCGTACTCCGTCTCGATCTCTTTCGGCTCCTCTCGATTGCACCGAATGAAATAATGATTACCGATTTCATCTTGACCACGATAGATCGAACATTGTTCCAGCTCGTAGGTGTTTGGTGCAATGATTGCTGTTTTGTCTTGCGTGGCATTAATCTCATCCAATAGCAAATAGATCATAACGATCAAAACTAATAATTTTAAATAAGCTTGGCATGTTTCACTCATTTTTTCACCCTCTTTTTATTTTTAAAAAATAACTGTAATTGTAAACCGTAATTTAATTCCCCCCTTATAGGGGGGAATAATTTAATTACAAAAGGGAAAATTACAGTTAATTACAGAATGAATTACATTTTAAACTGTTGATTTTATTAACATTATTGCCTTTTGTAATTTAATGTAATTTTGTAATTTAATTGTGTAATTTACACTTTTTTTTTTACATTTTTTTTTAATGTGTGTCTTTAGAATAGGGCTGTAATTCACTGATAATGTTAATAAAAAAAATGGTTGTAATCAAAAGGCCGAATTAAATTACATTTAATTACAAAAATTACATTGAAAAAAATCAATCACTTACAAAATTACAGCATTCACTCTAACGCCGTTTCCTAACGAAATACTCATTACATTACGTCTTTATCAAAATCCCTTGATTTTCAATCATTAATCCTTTTTTCTTCATGCTGTTTATATAGCTCGATGTCATGACCCTACATGACTCGGATTTTATCAATAAAAGCTGTTTTGCAGCCTCCAGCAATGCCTTTTTAGCCACGCCACTTTCACCGTCCGACGTCATATCAGGCCGTGTTTCAACTAAATGATCGAACAAATTATCCAATTTATCGTGGGTCGATGTTGGCCTTCCGCTAAATCTTTGCTCCGCATTTGCCAGTATCAACGATGTTGTTTTATCCCCATCCTGAGCCTCAATACCCAGGTCAACGATCCTGGCGACGGCGTTAATCGGCGCGAAATTATCTCCGTCTTTTGTTTTGATCGATTTTAGCGACACTTCCATAGACTCAGGATCCTCGCGCTTCATCACGAGGATAAAATCGCTGTTAGCGGTAAAGGCTGACGCGCCCCGGATACCCCTTTCCTCGTCTTTGCCGAAATGATGCACGATCAGGCTTGAGGTAAACCCGTTCGATAGATTACGTTGAATCATGCCAAGGGCTGCGGCAACGTCTGAATTGTCATTCTCATTGGTTGCGCTATTCATTGAGCTGAAAGTATCAAAAATAACCAGCGCCGGGCCAATGTCTTTTATCTTGATCGATACCGCCTTAATATCGTCCTCATTGTCGATTCTTATTTTCTGGTCCAGAACCATCAGGTTATTATTAAAACCGCCGTGTACCACGCTCACGGCCCGCATTCTGCGGGCTAATGCGCCTTTGCCCTCGCCGCAAATATAAACAACCTTGTGCGCCCCATGAACCTTATGATTGAAAAAATCAGCGCCAGTACAGATTGAATGCGCCATAGCCAGTGCCATGAAAGATTTAAATGCCTGTGACGATCCGGCAAGGATGCCGTGACTATCGGATTCAAGGCATTGGTTGATTAAATAATTCGGCGCTTTAGCACCTGCCGCCATCTCGTCGGCATTGGAAAAGCCAAGGCCAGAACGGGATACGCTTGATTCAATTTCCAGTAATTCACGCTCGGACTGGCGTATCAACTCCGATGCGCTTCTGCCCTCATTATTAAATGCGGCGTTAGCAATGGTGGTGCTGACATGGATTAATTTGCGACGCAGGGACCGGTCACGCACGATATTAGCGTAACTGACAATATTAGCGGCGCTAGGGGTATCATTAGCCAGCAAGCCCAAATAGGCCAGGCCGCCGATTTCCTGCAATTCGCCTACGGCTTCCAGTTCGTCTGAAATGGTAATAACATCAAACGGAATTTGTTTTTCGGCAAGGCCTTCGATGGTGCGGAATATAAGCCGGTGGTCTTTCCGGTAAAAATCGGATTCATTAATAATATCAACAATGGAATGCCATGTTTGATTATCCAGCATTAACCCACCCAATACCGATTGTTCAGCCTGAAGGGAATGCGGAGGGATTTTTAGAGCGTCGGCTCCCTGGCCGTTGTAGTCCGGTTTCATACTCACTCCTGATTTTTGAGTGAGTTTAAATAGCGATCCAACTCCGAGCGGAGAATGACTGTGCGTCGCTCTGAAACACGGACGGAATTTATTTTCCCCTGCTTTCGCAGGTTATAGAGGGATTGTTTATGGATAGATAGGATTTTTGCCGCTTCTGAGAGCGTAAGAGCGTAGTCGTTTGGCATGGATTTGTTTATCGTTGTTTATTATTGTTGCAAAGCATAGCATAATTTTTTTATAAAAAATATAAAAATAAGTTGACAATTTATAAAATAACAATTAATATTCAGTCGTACTTTTAAAAAACTGAGGGTGAAAAAATGAAAATCAAATTAGCGTTGTTTGAATCGGATTATGGGTTTGTAACTCGTGAGCCAGAACAGGAAAAATACACGTCATACAATAGAGTGTCAGAATACATTGATGTTGAATTTCCGATGTTGGAGGAAACGGAGGTTATCGGCAAAAAAATTGCCGTTATCGAAAAGGAAATAGAGGAAATAAAAACAACGGCAATGCAGCAAATATCAGACCTGCAAGCGAAAAAACAGGAACTCATGGCGCTTACTGTAAGCAATGGTGATCAAGATGGAAAATAAAAAAGAAGCGCTTGATGGTGAGGCATGGATAAAGAAATATTATCCGGTTGAAGCAGACACTTTAATTAATGATTCTGATATTGAATGCGTTCAACATTCGCTCAATAAATGGCGCGGTTTGACTGAAGATGTATTGAAGCAATACGGGCTTTTAACAAATGGATACGCGATACAAGACGATAGTTTTGTGTTTTATGTTGATTCTAGTTCGTGCGCTTTATGCCAAAAATATCTCTTACAAAAAGTTAGGTGCGAAGGATGCCCGGTATTTAAACAACTAGGTAAATCGTGTGACGAGGGACGCCATTCCCCTTATCAAATTTTTAGAACAGACGGTAATCCATTACCGATGATAGAAACGCTGGAAAAAACACTGTTATCACTACAACATAGGAAAGAAGATGGAAAGCAATAAAAAACCAAAGAAATTCCCGGTCAGCGTCAACGATCCGGAGTTAAGATTTAAGGCCAAAGCCGCCGCCGCCAAAGCGAATAAAACAATGGGCGAATGGTTGGCTGACGCTATCCGAGCCGCACTTAAGGAGGGAAAATGAACATCGATATAAACGATTTAACGCTGAGACAAATCAAAGAGATTAACTCGCTTGTAAGCAGTTCGAGCGAACCCAAAAAAGGCATCAGCTTTGCGATAGGCGAAAAAGTAATAATACGCACGTATTCAGCAGGGGTATGGTTCGGTGCATTATCGGAAAAAGCGGGTAATGAAGTCATTCTGACGGATGCACGGCGCATGTGGCAATGGCAAGCTAAAGAGTCAATTAGTCTGTCTGCTGTCGCCAGATTCGGAATTGATGCCGATAGAAGCAAAATAGCACCGGCGGTTAAGTCGGTCTGGCTTGAAGCTATTGAAATTATTCCGGTTACATCGGATGCGGAAATATCTATTGAGGAGGCTAAAGATGCCATTGCTCAATAATAACGAATACGGATACGGAAGCGGAAGCGGAAACGGAAGCGGAAGCGGAAGCGGATACGGAAGCGGATACGGAAGCGGAAACGGATACGGAAGCGGAAACGGAAGCGGATACGGAAGCGGATACGGAAGCGGAAACGGAGACGGAAGCGGATACGGAAGCGGATACGGATACGGAAGCGGAAACGGAAGCGGATACGGAAGCGGAAACGGAAGCGGAAACGGAAACGGAAGCGGATACGGAAGCGGATACGGAAGCGGAAACGGAGACGGATAATGGCAATTAAAGACTTGGACTCAATCGACTTCGGGTCGATTGAGGTCTCAAAGAAAAAAGGAAACCGCCCACAATTTACCGTTATTTACGGCCCCGGCGGCATGGGAAAAACAACGGCAGCGTGTTATTCGCCTAATCCTATTATCATACCGATAGGACGGGAAACCGGACATGAAAGAATGATCGAGCAGGGGATCCCGGCGTTTGAAAATCCCGGTATTGCTCCGATTGATTTCGTGTTCGGTTGCATCAACAAATTGCTGAAGTCCGAGCATACCCGGCAAACGGCAATATTTGACAATATCGGCACGTTCCGTGAAGCGGTGGACGAGGATGTTGCCAAGGATAATCCGGACACCAATCTAAAGGCGTTTGGTCGTGGCGTGGGCTTGGCCTATCCGTATTACGGCAAACTGCTGGCCGGCTTCGACCGGCTGTTAAAGAAGGGGATCCATGTCATCTTGATCGCTCATGACGTGCAATATAACATCAATATGGAATCAGGCGACTATTACAGTCGAACCGGGATCAATGCCCAGGCCGGTGAAAATACCAACGTCCGTGCCTTGCTTGAAGCCAGGGCGCATAATATTCTTTATATGCGCGGTGAAAATCCGACTAAATCAGTTAAAGGGCCGGGAGACAGAAAAAAGATTATCGCTGTTTCCGGCGATATTAGCCGTGTTGTTTATACCAAGCCATCCGGTACTTTTTTTGCAAAAAGCCGGGCCAATATGGACTATTTTTATGAGATCGAAAACACGGCATCGGAGGAGGCGCTGCTAAAAGATCGCTCCAATCAAACCTTAGTTAAACTTTTTCAGGACTTATATAAATGAATATCGATGACTATATAACTTACGAAACCCATCCAAG